AAGGTGGTGTTGATATTGTTGTTTTTAAAGATGTTTCCGTTGGAAGAGGAAATCACAAGGCGGTACATCTTCTGCTCGTTGATTTCATCAATGCGAGTGTTTGCTTCTTCCACAGACTCTGTGGTCGCATATGCACGAAGCACGACCTCTCCCGTTTCAAGATTCCAATAGGAAGAGCCATCTTGGGATGAAAGTGTACCCGCCTTGATAATATTTGCAATTAAAGTGCCGGAGGTGATAAAATCCGCAACGATTGCGCCGTCTGCCGTTATTGCCGTTTCGTAGGGACCGTTATATCCGTGACTTGAAAAACCAAGCCCTCCTACGTTCCAACGCCAAATATTAACGGCATCTTCAATCTTAGGCGCGTCCATAACAAGAAGCTCGTAAGGCTGACCCGTATCATCTCCACGCAGCACCACATATCCGCCACTCTGTCCTGTAATCAGCTTCGTGGCACTATTGATAGCAGAGGTCATAAGGCTCGGCAAGCGGTCTACCTTTTCAGCTGCACTTTCCACAGCACTTTGCGTGCTTGAAACTGTATCAACAAGAGTGCTTTTTGCAGAGCCGAGAGTGATAGACACATATTGCTCGGCAAGGGTATCGTAAACAGTGGTTACAACTTTTGCCGTTGCACTTACGCCAAGGTCTGTGTGCTTAATCGTTACACGGTCGCAAAGAGAAACTCTTTCTAAGACCGCAGCATACTCGGGTTGCTTCCACAAAGGTTCAAAAGAAACCTTAATCGTGGGATTTTCAACACCTAAAGGATTGTTTTTGAGGTAGGTTTCGGCCTTTGAACGAAGTGCCTCCTCGGTGATAACTTCATCCATCTCAAAGGAATCGGTAAAGTCTTTTATAAGAGTCTTGCGCTGAACAAGAGTGCTATTGGAGATAGACAGAACTTGCTCCGAAAGAGTGATTACGATTTCGTTTCCATCATCATCGGAGTAAACCGCATACGGCAAAATATCCGTATAGACTCCCGAAATATCAGCATCTTGCTCAAGGCTTGTGAGGTTCTTGCCGTATTCAATAACGACACCCGTCGACTTGCCGCGCCCTTGATGGTGAATAACTCGGTAGTTGTCCCACTCGAACTCACCGCCCCAAAGGCTAACAAGTGATCCCTCCTCACCGCCAAGCACAGAACGTATGCTCTTTGGCTTGGATACCGAGAAAGGTTTGCTATTTTCATAGTCGGTGTGGAAGGTAAAATTATGCGGAGTCAGCGCCTTCTCGAATACAGTGTCGAGCGCCACTTGCGGCATAATATTTTCTGCACTCCAAGGCGTAGTCGCAATAGAAGTAAGGTCGTAAGATATGTGTTGCGCATATATTTTTACGATGCCGTTTAAGGGCTTCGTAATTCTGTAAATACGGAACATCTGATTTGCAGACGTGTCATTCGGTTTAGCTTTTATTAAGCGCTCCTTTTGTATTTCAGAATAGAACTGTCCCGTGATAGGATAGCTCATTATGCACTCATAGCTTCCGTTCCTTTCCTCTGTCACTTGGCAAGAAATCGTGTCTGCAAGAGTGCCGATTCCGTAAGTGGAGAAATTGGTAGCATTTGCTTTATAGAGGACAGGAATCATATAGATTTCCACCTCGGTATGACTTCAATGCTCGTAATACCACCATCAAAGGCAATGGTGTTAGTGCCGGGCGCAAAAACAGGAAATCCCTCACCGCTGACGGTATCGTTTTTAGGCTCGGTGTCGTGATAAAAATTCATAAGCTCCGAGTCGCATTCGGTATATCCGTTCAGGGTGGAAAACTCCCATATTTTATTGCTTGAAGCCGATTGTATTGTAAGTGTCCCCGTGCCACGGCCGTTGATTTTCAAATAAGGTTTTGCTGCAAATGGATACGGATTCGTAAGAGTAAACAGTGATGTCGTAAATGTGGTTTTGACCTGACCCGTGTGCGAAAAACGCATAGGATGACAAGTAAAGTTTACAGTAAACACCCCTATCTTGCTGACTTCATCCGAAATATCGAGTTTGTTGTTAAACACGGCTTTGCGGAAAAAGGAAGTATCGTAGCTATCCGATAAAGTGTGGTAGCGGTCGGGTTCGGTATAAAGCCAACACTTGACCGCCGTTACCTTGTCGGAGAGTTCTTGAATACTTTTTGCCGGGATAAAGCAAGTATACGAAACCATGGTGTTTGGGAATCTGCCGTTTGGGGATATAAGGTCTCCGTCCCGCCCCGGTATAGACTGAAATTTAAGGTCATACTTGGGGGCGGAATAGACATCTTTCGAGCTAATACGGACACCCATATCCTTGGAACTGATACCGTTATAAATAAAATAATTCATGCAAATACCACTCCTTTTCTTTGGGCGTATGCACCTGCCGTTGCCATAATTTCATTAGTCAACTCGGTGATATCCTCGCTCGTATAGTTGTTGAAATTCTGAATGTTAAGTTGAAGAATAAAGCCGCCCGAAGCTCCCGCCGTACCATCGGTTACAGTATTATGCGCATTGACATCGATATTTTTCGGCAAGGTTGTGGACAGATCTGCGGAAAGGTCGTTAAACACCCCGTTGAGGTCTTTACTCATATCCGTTGCTGCATCGATTGCCTCACCTGCGGTTTCATCAATACCACCTGCAAGTCCCGTCATAAGCATATCGCCCACCCACGCCATTTTACGTGAGGGAGAATGAATGCCGAAGAAATCGCAAATTCCGTCCCAAAGGCTCGATGCCCAACCCGAAACCTTATCCCAAATCCACGTTGCTAGGCTTTGGATGCCTTCCCACAAGCCCCTTACAAGGTTTGCGCCTACCTCCACGAAAGAGCCAAGCCCGTTCATAAGTGCGCTTACCAAGGAAGTGATGATTTTCGGCATCGACTTTACAAGCTCGATAATGATGGCAGGCAGATTGGTAATAAGGCTCATAAAGAGGTCAACGCCAGCTTCGATGAACTTATCAATGCTGCCGAGAAGCCCGTTGATAATGCCGTTTATAAGCTCAGGCAAGCACCCTACTATCGTTACGATAATCGTAGGAAGCTCCGTAATCAGAGATGTCAGCAAATCAATGCCGCACTCGATAATCATCGGAATCATACCAAGCAGTGTGTCAATGATGCCCACGATAATCTCGGGGATTGCGTTAACAATCGTGAATATGATTTCGGGCAATGCTCCTATCAAGGACGTTATGAGTGTAAGTCCTGCGTCAATAATCAGCGGAATGGCACCAATAACGGCTTCAAGGATACCCTCGATAATAACCGGGATTGCAGAAACAATCGTCAGTACAATATCGGGAAGCGCGCCAATCAGTGACGTGATAAGCTGAACTCCCGCATCGATAAGAAGCGGAATAGCGCCTATCACTGCAGTAAGAATACCATTGATTATTTCAGGTATTGCCGCTACGATAGTTTCGATGATTTCAGGAAGCGCACCAACAAGCGCCGTGATAAGCTGAAGTCCTGCGTCAATAATCTGCGGAATAGCCTCAAGCACTGCGGTTAGGATGCTCTCGATAATAAGAGGGATTGCCTCCACTATCGTTTCGATGATAACGGGCAACGCATCCACAAGCGCCGTGATTAAAGTGATACCTGCGTCAACAATGCTCGGCAAAGCATCGAGGAGTGTATCCAAAATCGCACTTATGATTTTCGGGATTGCTGATACGATTTTCTTTATAATCGTAGGCAATGCTTGAACCAAAGATGTTATGAGCTTGACCCCTGCGTTGATAATCTGTGGAATTGCGCCCAAGATTGCAGAAAGTAAGCCTTCGATGATTTGCGGTATAGCAGCAACGATAGCATCAATAATGCTCGGCAAAGCTCCGATAATCGACGTAAGAAGTTGTACTCCTGCGTCAATAATCTGCGGAATCGCACCGAGCAAGAACTGAATAATCGAGTCTATCACCCTCGGCAGAGCTTCAATTAACACGGGAATCGCGTCAAGAATGCCTTGCGCCAAGCCCATAATAAGCTGAAGTGCTGCGTCAAGAATGAGAGGCAGATTGTTTATAAGTGTTTCAACGATTTTTGCGATAACTTCTACAATGGAAGGAATCAACTGTGGAAGTGCCGCCGCAATTCCGCTTACAAGTGTTATAATCACTTGCAGTCCCGCATCAATAAGAAGCGGAAGTTGATCTATGATACCATCCACAAGGGAAAGCATAAGTTGCAACGCACCATTTGCTATTTGCGGTAGCCCCGCTATCAACGCATTTATAATCGTGAATAGAATTTCGGTTGCCGAATCCACGATAATCGGAAGGTTATCCACTATGGCTTGACCGAGTGAGGTCACCATCGTGGTTATAAGGTCGAGAAGCACCGGGAGATGTTCCATAAACACGTCGATGACCTTGGGCAGAATATCTCCAATGACATCCGCCATTTTAGAGAGGTCACCGTCTGCATCTTTTATGCCGTTGGTGAACTCACCCAGAAGGCTGACACCATCGGTAGCAAGGTCGGTAAGGACGGGTAAAAGTATAGTTCCAAGTGCGTTTTTAGCGGCGGTTGCGCCTACGGAAAGGTACTGCAATTGGTCATCAAGTGCGCCATAGGCATTGAGGGCGTCATCACCGAGAACGTATCCTGCCTCTTGTGCCTCTTTGCCAAGCTCAGCCATTCTTTCTGCACCCGCTTCGATTAGAGGGTTCAGTTCCTGTGCGGATTTGCCAAGGATGGTCATTGCGATAGCATCGCGCTCGGTCTCGTTTTCCATCTTACCAAGGGCATCGATGATTTCCCAATAAACAGTATCACTGTCTCGCATATTGCCTTCGGCATCATAAACGGCAACACCGAGCTTGTGGTAAGCTTCGGACATTTCGTTCATTTTCGGTGCTACGGGTTGAGATGCCGCCGTAACATCGGATTGCGCCGATGCAAGGTTTATTTGTGCTTGCTCAAGGGCAATAGCCGCCTTCTTTACGTTAGCGGATGCATCACCGCTTTCGGCAAGAGCCGTATTGTAGGCATCTTGTGCATTTGTCAGCTTACTTTGCGCCTTTTGCAGTGCCACTGCGGCTTTTTGCGCTTGTTCGGAATCAGCACCGTTCTTTTCAACGGCTGCGTTATAGGAAATCTGTGCGGTTTCAACGCCATACATCGCATCTTCCACGGAAGCATAAGCCTTGGACACGGCTGCACCACTAGCCTTTACGGCTTCATCGTAGGCAATTTGTGCCTTTTCAAGGTTAAGCTGTGCCGTTTGCGCCTTCGCCTCTGCTTTTGCGAGTTTTTCCATATCCACCGTGGCTTCACCCGCAACGTCGGTAACGGTAGCCATCGATTTGATGTTCTTTGCCATCGATTTTGTGAGCGTTTCAGTGGATACGTCAACAAGCTCAGCGGCATACATATACTCTTGGAGCTTGTCGGTAGCAATGCCTGTTTGGGTAGCGGTTGTAAGGACATCATCGGCATAGGCAGCGCCTTCAGTAGCCATATCCACAAGGGCTTTTCCTGCGGCAATGGCGGCGGCAGAAACGGCTGCAAACGCAGCAGTAATTGTAGCGGCAGTAGCTTTACAAACAGTACCGAGTGCTTCAAACTTGCCCCCGGCATCTTTTGCTTGCTTTCCTGCGTCCTCCACCTCGTCGCCCATATCGTCGGCTTCTTTGCCTGCGTCGCCCATACCTTCGCCAGCACCCTCAAGGGCATCGGTGTTTTGTTGCAGTTCGCGCTCCATCTTATTGAGAGAGGCTTCTGCGTTATTTAATTGAATTTGCCAAGCCTGTGTGCGCTTGTCATTTTCACCGAAGGACTCCGCTGCATTTTTAAGAGCAGCACGGAGAACCTCGATTTTTTCTTTTTGGGCTTCGATCTGCTTGCCGAGAACTTCATTTCTGGCGGTGAGTGCTTCGACAGAAGTATCATTCTTGTCGAACTGCGACTCGACCAGTTTCATCTCCGAACCAAGAACCTTGAATGCGGAATTTATGTCCGCCAAGGACTGCTTGAATTCTTTTTCGCCTTCAAGACCGATTTTTAGCCCGAATTTATCTGCCACTTGCACCACCTCCTTCGTTTAGCATTTGTTTGGCATTACACTCCATCGGGAATAATGTCATCGATGAAATGCTCACGTTTGGGTTTTGAGATGCCAGAGAACTGTTTATGGCATTCCCAAAGGTCAAGAAGCAGACCGAATGGCATAAGACCCACCTCCTCTACAGGGAGATGAAGGTGGGCTATGCCGTAATAAAGAAGCCGAGTAAATAACTCATCGTCACTTACTCGACCGCCGCGTTTTTTGGGTCTGCCTCACTTTCTACATTGCGCTTGGTGCCTTTATAAAGAGCCTCGGTGATGGCTTCCTTATAGGTTGCAAGCTCGGAGGGCGCGGTGAGAATTTCCACCTCTTCCTCGGTGAGCAGAGGCTGGGGGTTGTCTCTGTTCTTGAGGTTATAGATAAGTGTGGACTGATTCGCAAGAAGTGTAATAAGCCACACAATCTCCCCAATCGCCATCTCGAAGTTTTCGCTCTTCAAGAGCTTATCCCCAAGGTTCTCAAGACCGCCGTAACGACCTGCGATTTCCTTGGTCGCCTTTGTCGTAAGAATGAGGTTGTATTCGTCACCGCCAATGGTGATGGTTGTATTACGGTCAGTCGTCATTAGTCGCTACCTCCGTTTGTAGTTGCGGTATAAGAAGGCTCGTAGACCTCCTTGTACCAGTTAGTAATGGTTGCTGCGGAAACGGAAGTATCGCCCTCCGTCACCTCTGCCTTCCACGGGTGCTTGCCCTTACCGTCAACCTTGTTACGGCAAAGAATCGTACCCTCAATGGTAGGCGTTGAGAAAGTAATGCTATCGCCCTTGGTCGCAAGGTTGGTAGCGGGAATACCGAACTTTACGCGGTAAAGCCAATAGTATTTATATTTGCCGTTGGCTTTCTTTGCACGGAAGCCGATAGCCACAGGGGCACCGCCATCCTCTGATGTGGAAACGATGACACCATTTGCGTCAATTACCGCACCCGTGAGGTCGGAAGCTACCGCCGCACCGAGTTCATCGATACCGAGGGAAAGAGTACCACTCTTAAATTCCTTCACGATTTCTGCGGCACCGTCATCAGCATAAAGGGTTGCTTCGGAAAGCTCCACAGAAAGGTCTGCGGTCATTGCCTTTGCCAAAGACGTAGGAGTTGCGTAGGTCTCATTACCACTCTCATCTTCCGTAATCTTGGCATAGTACAGTTTGTCGAGTCCTATAGTTGCCATAGGTTATAAATCCTCCATTTCATAATGATTTGCTACATCCACCGCATAGTGGTGATAGCCCGTATCGTTTTCATAGCCGATATACTGTCTGCTTGTTATCGTAAGATCCGCCGAAAGCAGTGCGCGGATGATTCTGTTTTTGTCTGCACCATAATTGCCCTTGCAATAAAGAGAAATTCTCACCTCTTGCACGTCATACGTAGGCGCATTGTCTGCCGTAAGCCCGAAGGTGTCGTTCAGCGGTACGATTACGATATACTTGTCGGGAGCCGTATCAGTAAAAACACCCGTTTCAAGAGGTATGCCAAGAGGCGTGAGCGCCTTATTTACATCTGCAAGAATACTCATGCTTTCTTAATCTCCTCCTCAAGTTTCTGTATCATAGCCGCCTCGCAAGCACTCTTCGATGCCGTTTTCGCAGGCTTTAAGAAGGGCTTTGCGGGTTGCCCGTGCCGACCATATTCGAGAATATTCGCTATTTTTGCGTTACTCTCACCATCGGAACGAGGCTCTGCAAAACCGATTTTTATATTATGATTGCCGTTTCTGTCCACTCTTGCGGATGTCATACCGAGTGAGCGCTCCAATTCTCCCGTGGAACGAGAGGCTACCTTGGTGTCCTTGCCGACAACGGACGAAAGGCTACTCTTAACCTTTGCAAGAACAACCTCGCCTCCTGCTTCAAGGACACGCTCGGCAATCTCGTCTGTTTTTTTGCCCAGACTAGAGAGCTTTTTTAAGAACTCATCGGGCATTTGTACTTCTGCTTTAGCCACGGGTCGCCACCACCTTTTTCGCCATTATTTCAAGGTACATACCGCGTCCACGGACATTTTCCACCGAAATAATGTCGTATTTTATGCCTTCGCAGTAAAGGATATGGTCGGTTGTGATTGTGGCACCGGGAATGACGCGAATGCGGAAAAGGTCTGTTGCATCACTAAAAGCGGCAAGATTTGCCCACCTTTGTGAACCGTGCCGTCCTTCACGGAAAGCACGAACAGAGGCAACACCCTCATAAACCGAGGTTGCAAACCCCTCTGCATCCTTTATATTCTTAAAAATACCGATGTCAATAAAGGTATTCATTTTTCCAATACTCATAATCACACCTTCCAATCCCTATCGATGCGGAGCAATGTATGAATGGCACTCCACGATTGCTGCGAGGCTTGAGGGTTATCCGCAAAGAAGCCGCCCGTGCCACCATCGCGGGACTCGTAAAAACGCGTTGCAAGCATTACGATGCCTTGCTTGGTGACCTCGGACATTTGACTTTCTTTATATGCGCCCGTAGGGAGATGCTGATAACCCTCTGCGTATGCGATGGCAGAATGAATGAAGGCTGTTACGATATCGTCATCCGCATCGTGTTCAAGATTTAAGTTCTTTTTTACACGAATCAGTAATTCTTCTATCATCACAGCCCTCCGTTATTACTCAGCCGCAGTACCTTTCTGCTGAAGTACCTTGATTGCCTCGGGAAGAATGAGCTTTGCGTCAACGCGCTTGGTAGCAATGAAGCCAACCTGACCCGTTTCTGCAAAACGCTCGTTGAGGCGCTTGAAGGACACACCCTGACGGTCGCCAATCCAATAGTAGGAGAAGTCACCGAAGGCGATGGACTTTGCGCCTGCGCCGATTTCGGGTGCGTAGGGAGAAGTAAAGATGCGCTTGCCGAGAATGGTATCGTACTCACCATCACGAAGCGCGGGCTGCCAAAGATACTGACCATTGTGGTCTTTGAGCTTGCGGATAGCCTTGATGGTGCTATCGTTAAGTACCCAAATGGCGTTCTTGCGGTAAGGCGACTTGAGGGAGTAGAAGAGGTCGATAATCTCGTCTGCGGTGATAGCGGTTTCGCTTGCAGCGGTAATACCGATTTCTGCACCACCTACGCCTGCGAGAATACCCGTAGGCTTGCCAGTGCCGTTACCAGAAAGGAATGCCGCCTCCTCTGCGTTACCGATTCTACGAGCAAACTCCTTGGTGAAGTAGCCTTCAAGGTCGAATGCGGAGTCGTTGAGAAGCTCCTCGGAAACCTTGATAAGGGTTGCGACCTTGTGTGCGCCGATGAGCTGCTGACCGAATGCGTCATCACTCTCGGGAATCTGTCCTTCCTCATCTACCCAAGCCGCAGTGCCACGGGTGGATACAACGGGAATCTTGTGGGAGCCGTGAGAGGTTGTGAAAACATGTGCGTGCTTACGGATAATGTTTTCTGCCTCAAGTGCAGTGATAAGGGTCTTCTCAAAGGTGTCGGGAACAAGGTAGCCACCTTCGGAATCCGTGCCAATTTGGAGTGCGTTGCGGACTTCATAAGAATCACGCTTTCTTGCGTGGTTCCAGAAGGCCTTTTTGTAGTCATCGGAAGCTCTGCCGACCTTGGTTTCCGCCTTGGGGGCTTCGGGCTTCTCGATAATAGGATTGCTAACGGGCTTGGACATCTCCATATCCATTGCCTCAAGGCGCTCCATTCTTGCGATTTCCTTTCCGAGTTCGGAGATGTCATTCTCCATACGAGCATAGGTGGCGTCATCCTCGGCAGAGAGAACGCCCTTGTCGTTTCTGTGGGAGTCAAGGAAAGCCTTTGCTGCCTCCCACGCTTTTGCACGCTTGGTGCGAAGTTCGTTGATAGTCATAATAAAAATCCTCCGTTTTT